TGGTGTAAAATTTTCTGCGGCGTGAACGGTTTTTCGTGCGTCTGCCTTTCATAATCGTATAATTTGCAGGCAATGTAAGAATTTTTTTAGAATAAATCCTCTAAAAGCTTTGAACCTGCCCGGATATACCAGGGAGAATTCTGTAATCCGTTGGCATTTAACTTGATTTCCAAGTCTTTAAGGCGTCCATCTTTTTCCATAAGTTTTATCCTTTCTTCAAGGATCTTTTGCTGATTTTCTGTCATTCTGCTATTAAACTGTTTCATATAAAGATCTTCTGCAGCCTGTTGTAGCCTGTTTGCTATCATTGGGACGGTAAGTTTTTCATGTACTTCCTGCTCACGTTGATTTCTGTCTGCAGTTGCCATTTGTTGAGTCCATTTTAAGCCTGTGCCTGCCTGCATATTTTCTTTTGCTGCATAGGCCATGTCGATTGATAGTTGTCTGAGTTGTTCCTTTAATCCGAGATCAAATTGTTTGGTTTTGTTGCCTATGGTTTTTGCAATACCATCAAGAAGAAGGTTTGTATTCATTACCCGAAGATTGTCGTATTGAGCCTGTTTTACCCTAGCATCTGTGAAAGCTTCTATTCCTTGCTGAAAGTTGAACTGTGTTGGTTGGTGGCCGTATGATTGACCTGATGCCTGACGGGGCATTGATTGAGAGTTAGCTACTACTGAGCCGTTTCCATATACGAGATTAGGATTTAGATTAGCGTTTCTGAGCCTTTCCATTTGTGCCTGTGGGCTGTTGTATTCATTTTGCATTGCCCAATCTGATAGGCTGTCTTGTCGTTGACGGTTGTACATTTTTTCCGTGAATTCACGGTTTTTGCGGTTTGCATTTCCTTGAGAGATCATGTTTGCCGCTTGTGATGCTGCGGACATTCCCATTTGTAAGAGTGGGAGTAATAGAGGACCTGGCATAGTTTTTTGTTTTGTGGGGTCGATTGCCACATCGTTGTCGGCTTCGCCCCGGTTTTAAAATATTACATATTTTGTTTATCGGTCGTTCCTCCCTCTTGCTTGGGGTGAGCTCTGTCCTAACAGCAACCCAATCCTCGGGTTCGCCCTAGCCCCCATCTCGGGGGGTTGGGTCGGTCGTTCCTCCCTCCCTGCCCCCTCGATCGGGTCTTGGGCTTTCCCCTCGGTTTGGTGCCCTTCGGGCGCTGCTAGGGAGAGCTTTTACCCCATTTTAGCATTGAACCAAGGGGTTGGTGTCAATTAGCACTAATACATCAAGGAGTATTAGTGCTGTGGGCTCATTCTTCGCTCGGGGGCTCTGCCCCCATACCCCCGAGTTTTTGTCTGGGCCCGGATATATATCGTCGTTTCTGGGCCAGAGTTTAGCCGCGTGGAACGCGGGCAGATATAGCTTTTAACGTGTCCCACGTAGCTTCGTGTAGACGGTTAAGCGGGGTCGTTGACAGGGGTAGGAGCAGGTAAGGTAGGGAGGGTTCCCGCTTGCTTTTTCAACTGCTCAATTTCCATCTCGAGTTGCTTCATTTTATTTCCCCGTCTTTTTTTCTCGATTTTGTCGAGTTCTTCCCGTTTTTCATTAATTGTTTCCTGAGCCTGTAATTTAAGCTCGTGTACTTCTGACAGGTCGAGCCTGTTCAGGTCGGGAAGATATTCTGTTTCTGGGTTTTCGTCCCAAATAGGGACTTTTGCGCCTCCCAGCGGGAGGCCGCGTTTATTACGCTCGACGAGCTCGCTGACCGTCATTGACTGGTCTGGTATTGTCATTGAGGGCTTGTTTGATTTTTCCCGAATACGCGGGAATTCGTGTGCGTTGTACTGTGTTTGAAATTTCATGTTAAATTTTGTTACGGCCTTGTTCGGCCTGATGATAAAATTTTTTAAATGCGGCCATATGGGCTTCCGCTAATTCTTGAGAGGACATTGGACATATTTCTATCTCTCGTATTGAGGCTAAAAATTGTAAGCGCTTCCTTTGCTGTTCTGAGTATAACTTGTCCTTGTAATATCGTGGCATTGCAATTTTCTTGCCGTCTGGTAACGGGCAGTATTGCCTTTCGTCTAATGAGTTTAAATGCCAGGCGCGCATTTTTTGTGATAGGTATGACACCCCTAGTCCTTTCGACATTACGGAGAATTCTTTTTGCCGATCGTCTCTTGGGTGAAGGGGTATCTTTCCCTGTTTGCACATATATTTCAGCGTATAGCCTACGGAGGCCTCTGAAACTGTACCATAGTGGACTTGTCCTTTGTTCCATGCGTTTTGTATTAATTCAGTGAAAGAATCAAATAGGAGAACATGATAGTGTGGCCTTGCCCTTTGCGTGCCGTACTCGCCGCATGCATAGTATTTAATCGGCCGCTGTGATTGCTTAGGAACTCGTAGCTTTTTGTATAACACGTCATGAGCTTTTCGCAATCTTTTGAAAAATAGAGTGAGGTCACCCTGTTGTCCTTTTGTAAGTGTAGGAAATCCGTTTTTAGAAATCGGGAGATGTTGTGTTGCATAGGTAAGTGTTATAAAATTTGCGGTTCTTGAAACCTTGTCCTGCTGCATTAAACGAAAGCTCCACCCGGATATTCTCCGGGCGAAGCATTCGGGACATTTGCCACAGGGGACAGGGATACTGTCCCCTGTGAGCTTGTCTTTTACTGTGAAGGGAGTTATACACCTTCCCATATTTACATAGTTGGAGTTCCATATTTTGGCATAGGACGAAGTGCTAGCACTTTGTTTAATACATGGCAGTATATGTGGTCTGTTGCGGTATCTGGAACCGCCCAGATACGAGATACTGCATCTTCGTCCATGGTTACGAAATCTTCATTTAAGCCGGGTTGAGTGTCGAATATTCTGCCGGCATGCCAAAAATCCTGAGTTGTTCTGAACTCACCGGCTACGCGGTTATTTTCGAATTTATACTCCGCGTAACGTGGAATATAGCCAAATGTGTCGGATCCGGTTGTTGTGTATGCAAACACTTCTTTATTGAGAATTTCCTGTTCGCCAATATTGGCGAATGAAGGGTAGTAGTACTGAAATGCGTCTGCGGTTTTAAGAAAGTGTTTGGGTATGCCTTGCTGATAGGCTGTCTTTGGCATGATGGACATTATTCCGATAACATATCCATGCTCTTCAGCATAATATGCACCGTACTTACCAGAAGCCACACCGACGCCATGTCCTGCCATGTTCCCTTGTGGTGTAGTGTTACTTTCACCGGTTTGGAGAACCTCAGATATCTGTATAGGACTCTTAACCCCTGTGATGTATTCGGGACGCTGTAAACGTTTGTCTGAACTCCTGACATCGAAATGGACCTTAATGTGCTCACTGTACCTGGTACCACCGCGAGCATTTTTTTCGAGCCATTCTTGTAGCTTAATAGCGCGACGCAGATCGTTGATGGTAGTGTTCTGGTCGAGTTCTGAGGTTTTAACATACGCATCTTCTGTTGTGTCGGATGTGGGGTCTGACGGAAGTACTACGTTGTCAGGTGCCCCGGTTAGAGTTGTTGGGTTTGCTGAGTTATGAAGCACCGGAAGGTCGGGGAATCCCAAGGGAATATTGACTGCATCTCCTTTCTGAGCGAAAGGTAAAGCAGCAGTAAGGTAATCGTGTTCCCAACATCTTTGGCGGAGGAGTCCGAGTTTGGTACCCCAGTCGGCTGTGTTGTTTCCATCTCCGAGAATATAAGTTTGAGGAGGGTTTATGTCAGTCATAAGGTTTTGGTCGCGGTAGTAATCATTCCATATTTTTTGATATGCCGCGAAGGGAAGAGCTGATATTTGCTCTGATTCTGTCCCAGTTGACTGAGCAGGGTCAGGTACTCCCATGTAATCCGCGAGCGGATTGTAATTAGGGCCATTCATTGAAATGTAGGGAAATGCTGGTACAACACCGCCTACTTTTGTTTGTGTAATGAAGTTTTCCCAATTAGCCCACAGGATTCTGTTTGGTACAAAGAAGTAATGCATAGTAACGTCAAATCTATGCATTACAGGTGCTACCATTGGAGCGAACCGTATAAGAGATTCGCAAGCGATTCCGATTTTGTCACCTGGTACCACTTCAGTACACATAATAGGGGTGAGTTTTCCGAAATCAGTTGATAGTTTGATGTCGTGCGATAAATCGAACGCATTGCGGGGAGGTGATTTTACCATCACCGAGTTAAGGAGATTTGCTTTGTTTGACATATTTGTCGATTTTAATTGGTGACATGATAAAGCCCCCGGTTTCCCGGGGGCTGGTTTGCCGTCAGAGTCTTACACCACCTCTTGATATGGTGTAGAATTTTCTGCGGCGTGAGCGGTTTTTCGTGCGTCTGCCTTTCATAATCGTATAATTTGCAGGCAATGTAGGAATTTTTTTAGAATAAATCCTCTAAAAGTTTTGAACCTGCCCGGATATACCATGGTGAATTTTGTAAACCATTAGCGTTCAGCTTGATTTGCAGGTCTTTAAGTCGTCCATCTTTTTTCATAAGTTCTATGCGTTGTTCGAGGATTTTTTGTTGTTGTTCAGTCATCCGGCTGTTGAATTTCTTCATAAAGAGGTCTTCAGCAGCTTGCTGTAATTTGTTTTCTACCATTGGTAGTGTAAGTTGGTCGTGCACCTGTTGTTCCCGGGTGTTTTTATCTACGTTATAAGCCTCTTGTGACCATTTAAGAGTTGTTCCTGCTTGCATGTTTTCCTTTGCTGCATAGGCCATATCTACCGATAGTTGCCGAAGTTGTTCCTTTAGTCCAAGGTCGAATTGTTTTGTTTTGTTGCCTATTGTTTTTGCAATACCATCAAGAAGAAGATTTGTATTCATTACCCTGAGATTGTCGTATTGAGCTTGCTTTACCCTTGCGTCTGTAAAGGCTTCTATTCCTTGCTGAAAGTTAAACTGTGTTGGTTGGTGTCCGTATGATTGCCCTGATGCTTGTCTGGGCATTGATTGAGAGTTTGCTACTACTGACCCATTACCGTATACGAGATTAGGGTTTAGATTGGCGTTTCTTAGCCTTTCCATTTGTGCCTGTGGGCTGTTGTATTCATTTTGCATTGCCCAATCTGAAAGGCTATCTTGTCGTTGACGATTGTACATTTTTTCCGTGAATTCACGGTTTTTGCGGTTTGCAGCGCCCTGAGAAATCATATTTGCTCCCTGAGAGGCTGCTGATAATCCCATCCCCAGGAGAGGAAGTAATAATGGACCTGGCATTGTTTTTTGTTTTGTGGGGTCGATTCCACAGTCGTTTGCGGCTTCGCCCCGGTTATAAAATATTACATA